ACGGATGGATGTCGGCAAACGATATACGAGAACTTGAAAATCTCGACCGTATTCCAACGGAAAAAGGTGGCGATTTATATCTTGTAAACGGAAATATGCTCCCTCTTAACAACGCAGGAGCATTTGCAAATATCAATAACAAGGAGGAAGAAAATGAAGAAATTCTGGAAATGGACGAACCTGACGGAAAGTAATCCGACAGAGAGAATTTTGACTCTTAACGGAACAATAGCGGAAGAAAGCTGGTTTGATGATAATATCACTCCTCAGCTTTTTAAAAGCGAGTTAAACAGCTGCTCGGGTAATATTACAGTTTGGATTAACTCTCCGGGCGGTGATTGTGTGGCTGCGGCTCAGATTTACAATATGCTGATGGATTACAAAGGCAATGTAACCGTTAAGATTGACGGTATTGCCGCAAGTGCTGCATCTGTAATTGCTATGGCTGGAAATAATGTGATGATGTCCCCTGTTTCAATGCTTATGATTCATAATCCGGCTACGGTTGCAATGGGTGACCACAACGAAATGCAGAAGGCTATTGAAATGCTTGAGGAGGTCAAGGAGAGCATTATAAATGCTTATGAAATCAAAACAGGAATGAGCAGAGCAAAGCTTGCCCGTCTTATGGAGGAAGAAACATGGATGAATGCAAAGAAAGCCGTTGAACTCGGATTTGCAGACAGCATTATAGAACCCGACAAGAAAATTAATGAAGATGAAAAGGAGAAAAACAAAGCATCGGATTCTATCCTGTTTTCACGCAGAGCAGTGAGTGTGGCTCTTCAAAATAAACTTAAATCACACTATTTAGCAAATGCCGGTGCTAACACAGGAACAGACATCACAGACCTTGAAAAAAGACTTAATTTATTAAAACCTTAAGGAGGAATTTTACTATGGCTAAAATTAACGAACTTCGTGAGAAACGAGCAAAAATTTGGGAACAGGCAAAAGCATTTCTTGATTCCCACAGAAACGAAACCGGTATTCTTTCGGCGGAAGATACCGCAGCTTATGAAAAGATGGAAAAGGATATTGTTGACCTCGGTCACGAGATTGAGCGTCAGCAAAGAGCAGACGACCTTGAAAGAGAGTTAAATCTCCCGACAAGCACACCGCTTGTTTCAAAACCCGATAACGTCAATCGTGAGAGTAAAACAGGCACAGCTTCTGAAAAGTACAACAAAGCATTCTGGAATCAGATGAGAAACCGCTCAACGCAGGAGGTCAGAAACATTCTCAGTGAGGGTGTTGACAGCGAGGGCGGTTTTCTTGTACCGGAAACCTTTGAAAACACACTTGTTCAGGCACTTGATGAAGAGCTTGTAATTCGTCAGCTTGCACATACATTTACAACAGCGTCAAACGCACACAAAATCCCTGTTGTTGCCACAAGAGGTAAGGCAATGTGGACTGAGGAGAACGCTGCAATCACCGACAGCGATACATCATTCGGTCAGAAAACAATCGGTGCGCATAAGCTGTGTGCTTTAATCAAGGTATCTGAAGAGCTTTTAAACGACTCTGCATTCGACCTTGAAAGCTACTTTAATCAGGAGTTTGCAAGACGAATCGGTGAAGCTGAAGAGGAAGCCTTTGTTATCGGTGACGGCAGCTCAAAGCCTTATGGTATTTTCAATGATACTGAGGGTGGCGAAGTCGGTGTAACGGCCGGCTCAACTGTTAATGTTACGGCTGATGAGATTATCGACCTCTATTACAGCCTTAAAGCACCGTACCGTAAGAATGGTGTATGGCTTTTAAATGACAGCACTGTAAATATTATCAGAAAGCTCAAGGACAGCAACGGTCAGTATTTATGGCAACCATCTATTAAGGATGGTGAAACCGACACACTTCTCGGTAAGCCTGTTTACACATCTTCATCAATCGCAAATGCTGCATCGGGTACAAAGCCGATTGCATTCGGTGACCTTTCCTACTACTGGATTGGTGACAGACAGGGTGTTACCTTTAGACGACTCAATGAGTTATATGCAGCAAACGGACAGGTAGGTTTCCTTACGACAAAAAGAGTTGATGCAAGACTTATTGTTCCGGAGGCAGTTAAGATTCTCAAAATGAAGGGTACAGTTTCTACAGGCGGTTAAGGAGTGCTTTTATGACTGACAGGCTTTTAGAAAAAGTAAAGCAGAATCTTATACTTGAACATTCTGAGGACGATGCACTTCTTGAGCAGTACATCACTGCATCGGTTTCCTATGCCGAAAGCTATCAACACATTGATGAGGGTTACTACTCCACACACGCAATGCCTGCAACTACCGAGCAGGCAGTTATTATGCTTGCGAGCCATTTCTACGAAAGCAGAGATGGCTCAACGGGGGGATTCTTTGCTGACAGCACAAATGCATCGGCGCAGGTGTGGAACACGGTCAATTTGCTTTTAAGGCTTGACAGGAACTGGAAGGTGTAGATATGAGTTGTGGAAAGATGAACACACCTGTTGAAATTATGAAAAAGGTGATTGAAACCGATGATGAGGGCTTTAAAAATGAAAGGCTGAAAACGGTTGCAAGAGTGAGAGCATATCGTGAGGCCAGACACGGCAGTGAACGGTGGGCAAATATGGCGACATTTTCCGTTGCGACTGACCTGTTTCGCCTAAGGTGTATTCCGCACATTGAGGTTACAACCGATATGCTCATCCTTCGTGACGGAAAGCGGTTTGAAATCACCTCTGTTGAGAATGTAAAAGGCAGAGGAATGTATCTTGAAATTCTCGCAAAGGAGGTTGAAGCAAGTGGCTAGATGCACAATGAAAATGCCGGAGGAGTTTTTACTCAAGATTTCAAGACTAGGTGACAAAACAGATGAAGTGTGTGAAAGGGTACTCAATGCCGGTGCTGAGGTTGTTCTTAAAAAGGTGAGGACAAATCTCAGAAATGTCATCGGTAAGGACACAAAAACGCAGTCACGCTCCACGGGTGAGCTTGAACACTCGCTCGGCGTGTCCCCTGTTTTATCGGACAAGAACGGCAATTTGAATATCAAGATAGGCTTTTCAGAGCCGAGAACAAATGGTGAGCGCAATGCAAAAATTGCGAGCATAATTGAATACGGCAAAAGCGGTCAGCCACCAAAGCCGTTTATGAAACCCGCAAAATCAGCGTCACGCAAGGAGTGTATGACAGTTATGATTAACACGCTTGATGAGGAGGTAAGAAGCATATGAGTTTGCTTGCTGAAATCAAGAGTATTGCAGAGGGATTGAACATCAAGGTTGAAACAGGTGTTTTTTCAGGCAAAGCACCTGACGAATACATTGTTCTCACACCGCTTTCGGATGGTTTTGATATGCACTGCGACAATATGCCGACCTTTGACAGACAGGAAGTGAGAATTTCTATATTTTCAAAGGGTAATTACTCTGCACTTAAATACAAGCTTGTGACCGCTCTTTTTCAGAGTGATATTTCAATTACCGACAGACTGTATATCGGTTATGAGAGCGACACGGGCTATCATCACTATGCTATTGACGCATTAAAAACTTATGAACTGGAGGAGATAGATTATGGCAACAATTGGACTTGATAAGCTGTATTACGCAAAAATCACGGAGGACTCTGACGGAAACGAAACCTACGATACACCTGTTCCGCTTGCAAAGGCGATGAGTGCGGAACTTTCGGTAGAGCTTGCCGAGGCAACACTTTATGCCGATGACGGTGCGTCAGAGGTTGTAAAGGAATTTCAGAGCGGTACGCTCACACTCGGTATTGACAACATCGGAACAGCCGTTGCAGAGGATTTGACCGGTGCGACAATCGACAAAAACAAGGTGTTGGTTTCCGCATCTGAGGACGGAGCACCGCCCGTTGCAATCGGTTTTCGTGCAAAGAAAGCGAACGGCAAGTATCGTTACTTCTGGCTTTACAGAGTGAAGTTTGGCATTCCCGCAACCAACCTTACCACAAAGGGAGAAAGCATCGAGTTTTCCACTCCGTCAATCGAGGGTACGGTTATTCGCAGAAACAAGGCTGACAAGCTCGGCAAGCACCCATGGAAAGCTGAAATTTCAGAGGACGATACAGGGGTTGCAAGCGATACAATCAGCGGTTGGTACACTCAAGTGTATGAGCCGACCTATGCTGAATAAATACGGAGGTGCGTTATGACTGACAGAGGAAGTATTATTAAAATTGGTGAAAACGATTATGAGCTTATTCTCACAACAAGGGCAACAAAGGAAATTGCCAAAAGATACGGCGGACTTGAAAACCTCGGTGACAGGCTTATGAAAAGTGAAAATTTTGAAATGGCACTTGATGAAATCATCTGGCTTATCACCTTGCTTGCAAATCAAAGCGTTATGATTTACAATCTGAAAAATCCGAACAGCAAAAGGCCTTTGCTTTTTGAGGACGAGGTTGAGCTTTTAACCTCACCGTTTGACCTTGCAGAATACAAGAATGCAATTATGGACTCAATGCACAAGGGTACAAAGAGAAATATTGAAAGCGAGTCTGACTCAAAAAACGCGAAAGTCGGGTAACAGATGATGAACTGTTTACCCGACTTCTTTATTACGGACTTGCACATTTAAATCTTTCGCAAGATGAGGTGTGGCTGATGCCCTTTGGACTCTTGCTCGACTTATGGGAATGTCATAGACAATACAACGGCATTACAAAGCCGAAAAGAGATTTGACGATTGATGATGTTATACCGTTAGGGGTTTGAATATATTTCCATTGAAAATCAAATAATCAATATGCTATAATGTGTACCAAGAGTTAACTCAAAACTAAATATAAGAGGTGAATTATATGTTTATTGATACTCGTTCAAAAAATAGTATGACACAATCAATTTGCAATTTATTTAATATTTCCGAAGAAGATTTGATGAATAAATTAGACAGAATAGGAGATGTAACGGCAATTGACGACAACTATATAGAAAGATTAGATGATTTCATAGGGCAAAATGTTAAAAATTATCCTAATGAAATATTACTGTTTCATTTTTCAAGACGTCTTCATGGAACAGAAGATGAAACTGAAGGTCGAAATCTCTTAAATTTACTCACAACTGAAAATCCATTTAGTAACTTTATGAAAAGAGCTAATATAGAATTTTCACAAGGTAAAGAGCATATCGAAACTTTCTACAAAGGAAAAGAAGTTGATTGGGATAGGTGTTGGCATGGCAATTCAAGTTATATGAAAGTTAGACTTGGATACATTAAAGGAAGAGAAGATTTCTGTTTCAACGGTTTTGCATTTAAAGACTTATTGTATAAAAACGAATACGCAAGAATGCTTTACTCTATGCCTGAATTTTTAAACCAATTAATACAGTGCATAGAATGCAATTCTCTTGGCAAAGATTACACAGAACATAGTGATTATTATTGCTATGAATATAGATTGCCTATGGAAATTGTTGTATTCGATACAAACGATAAATACTCCCTACATCAAAAGCAAAAATACTTGATTAGGTGTATTCTTCAGCGATTAGCCGAATACAACTCATTAGACACTAAATATATGTTTGATAACGATAATCCTATCGTTAGATTACCTGACAATTATATAATCCCATCAAAGTATTGTATTGGAAAAGAGAAAATAACCTACGATATGATAAGAAATTAACTGATATTTATTTGACTATAAAAACAAAAGGAGTGACCTTATGGTTGCTCCTTTTCATATATAGCACGAGCCGAAAGGCTCTTTTTTTATATCCAAAACGAGGAGGTGACAGAATGGCAGATAATTTTGGACTGAAAATCGGTGTTGAAGGTGAAAAGGAATTTAAGAAAGCGCTTGCTGAAATCAATCAGAGCTTTAAGGTGCTTGGCTCTGAGATGAAGCTTGTGTCCTCGCAGTTTGATAAGAACGACAATTCCGTTCAGGCTTTGTCGGCAAGAAATACGGTTCTTAATAAGGAGATTGACGCACAAAAACAGAAGATTGAAACCCTCAGGCAGGCACTTGCAAATGCATCAGAGTCATTTGGTGAAACCGACAGAAGAACACAAAGCTGGCAAATTCAGCTTAACAATGCCGAGGCATCACTCAACAGTATGGAGCGTGAGCTTGGCAGCAATAATTCTGCACTTGAACAGGCAAAGACGGATATTGAGGGTACAGAAAAATCTCTTGAAAAGGTTGACGGTCGGCTTTATGATACTGCCGAAAGTGCCGATGATATGGGCGTTGAAATCAAGGACGCAGGCGACAAGGCGGATAAGTCGAAGGAGAGATTTTCAAGGGGAAGCGGGAAATCATCCCCGCCGTTCATCAGGCAGACGGGAGTCAGCCCGTCCTCACAAAATTCGAGGGAGATTACATTGCGATAAAGACCGTCGTATCTGATTGTAAGGGGCGACTCGTAATACTCTTCATAGGCGAGGCCGTCCGTATCTGCCAGCCTCTCGCGGTCTGTCGCAGCGGCCGAA